AACTGCCAACCACAACTGAGCCATGTATTTAGGGCTGAGTGGCTGACATAATTCTTGCCTGTTACTTGTTCAAGTGTCATTTATCTTCCTTTCAATAGGGGAGATTACTACACAAAGTCTGCTCTATTGAACGACACGCCGAAGGCGAATTACACACATGTAATTTAAACAGTGGTTACACTCCTGTTCGTGCAGCGAAAGGGTGTAATAGCGAGGCTCCTCAAGAGCCGAGCGAAGCCACCGCTAATTGTAAACTTGCGTGGTATTCCCTCAAGTGTGTGCCTTAATTGTGGGCACCTTGTCTTTCAAGTGGGATGCATGTTTGAAGATAATGATATTAGCCTATGGTTTACCGATGCAAAATGCGCCGATTGTGGAGCGCTGGTAACCGTACCTACACCAGCGGATGATAATGAAAATAATTTTAATACTGATTGTTTTGACTGAACACTATGCACTATACAAAGTTGCGTTTAAACTTGGTGTAGTGCAAGAGCAGCAAGCCAGACTTAGGCGTTTAAACGCATTGAAGAAGGTTTTGCGTACTCGTGAGTAACTATGACTACCGATGCCCCAAGTGTGGTGTTGTTTACACAGTGGAGCGTTCTATACATGCAGAGGCTGACGCACCTATGTGTTCAGCCAACTGCAATACATTGATGGAAAGAATCTGGACTGCACCGCCAGTAAAGTTTAATGCCTCAGGGTTCTATTCAACAGGGGGATAAGCCCAAGCAGCATCGTCTGCTACTCAAGCACCCTGAGAAAAGGTGGGGTGTTTGTGCAGTGTGTGGACCAACAAGACTTAAGTTAAAGCAGCGTGGTTATTGGTCATGCCGAACCAAGTCCAACATGAATCGTGTCAAGTTAGCCAAGTATAAAAAAGATTACTGCGAGGAGTGTGGCTTTATACCACTACACCGTAGCCAGTTAGACATAGACCACATAGATGGCAACCATCAGAATAATGACATGACAAATCTACAGACACTATGTGCTAACTGCCACCGATTAAAAACTCAAGACAATAAAGATTGGGAAAGCAAAAAAGCCCCCCGCATTTAAGCGAGGGGCTTTTCTGTTTAAACTATTACTATGCTTTCTTTGGGAAAGAATCTTTTGGATTTGCCCAACGCATAATGATTGGGATGATTGCTGCTAAACCAGCAGCAAAAAAGTCTTTAGGGTCTGTCTTACCTAGTGTGTAGGCTGTGACTGCGCCAGTGATGAAAGCACGAAGGTATGTACCACCAATGCTTGTTAGTTGTTCTTTGAGTTTTGCACTCATTACTTACTCCATTTCGGTCTGCCAAAGCCCACGATGTAAGGCGTGAGTTTGCGCTTATTGTTTTTTTTATAGGCACGGATACGCTCCGCCACTTCACCACCATTGGCTTGTGAACCTTTGGCTTTTTTTTCAGGGCTAGTGTTGCCTTCATAGGTTGTAACAGTGCCATCAAGATTATCCTTAACGACAATACCTACATGCTCTACAGGTGCACCACCTTCAACAAAGTCAAAGAACACAATGTCACCAGGCTTAGGCGATGCGGTTTCTGCATTGCTCCAAGCACCAGTTCCTTTGAACGCTTCAACTCCGCCAGGAGTCCACACCACATTGGGCATCTTGTATTTAACTTGGGCTGCACACCACATAACAAATGAGCCACACCATGGCTGGAAGTTATGCTTAGTAAAAGCACCATACTTTGTTTCGTTATCTTTTGGACCTTCAACAGTCCCAACCTCAGCCTTGGCTACGGCTAGGAAATCATCTACTTGGCTCATGATTCTGCTCTTGCTTTCATAACTTCAACATCAATCTTAATAATGTTTTGGTTTTCAATTAACTGGTCCACCTTGTTAATCAATCCAGTGTGCCCATCGTTATAGAGTGCATACTCAATTCTATTTAATTTGTCTTTTAATTCCTCTGTATGCTTCTGAATACTATGCTTGGCAATGATGCCAACGCCAGCAAGAACTGCTGCAGTAACAAAGAAATAGGAATAGACGATGGTTGCGACATCGGATGACATTTGCAGGATTCTCCTTATACGACAGTACGGGCAACTAGGGTGATGATTCCACCAAAGCCTGAGTAGTTACGGTTTGCGGGGGTAGAGCGAGTGAAGGTAACCTGTTCAATGATGCACTCAACTGGGTCACCTCCTGCGTTAAAGTCTTGAATTACAATGGTGTCACCTTTTGCTTCGGTGGTTTCAAGGATTGTTAAACGCTCCTTGGCATAACCTTCGTAACCAATCATGTTGCCAGTCTTGTCTGTTTCTTTGTCATAGCAGAACAAAGGAATCTGCAGGATGCGAGCACGAGTAGGGGTAGGCAAAGCCTTTACCGCTATACCACTAACGATTGCACCAGTAGTTGAATCAGTTGCATTACGATACATCTCTAGTTTAAACGCAGCCTCTGGAGTAATGTCTGGATATGTGGTTGTTAAATCATAATCAAGTGAAGTATCTTCACCCTCATCAATAGTGGTAATAACTGTATCTGTATCTTGTGCATGTTTAAACACTTCAATTTCGCCATTGGCTGTATTGCTTGGTGTTCTTACACGAATACGCTTCCATGCTTTGTTTTCTAAAGTGTCATAGCGAATAAAGCCAGTAATAATTTCACCTTGTGCAACTAATTCTGTAGCACTTTCAAGCCATACTCCAGATGAGTCAATGGCAAAAGCGGTTTGATTATCGGCACCAATGATACGAACTGCACGAACTGTTCCAGTAGTAGCATCAGCAAAAACATCATTAGCACGGGCATACACACCTGTGGATATAGGCTGTGCATAACCTGAAAGAGTAATAGGTTGACCAAGGTTCATACGCTTAGTACCTGAGTTAGAGTTAACACCGTTGGTGTTGGCTGCCCAGATATAGGAGTCACGACCTTCAAAGTCGTAGACACCGTTCTCATTGTGGAATACCAATGGTCCGTATGTCATGTCACCGTTTTGGTCTAGTGTTGCAATGCGAGCGCCTTTGTTTGTACCAACCATAAGGTATGTACCAAGGTATGTATAAAGAGATAAAATGATTTCGCCTCGTGGCATAACAGCAGCAGTAACAATAGTACCTAATGCACCAGTAGCATCTACTACTAGTTTAAAAATATTAGAGTGTTCTCCAGCATACCCACCAAAGTAGATTGCGTTAGAACCTTCGGCTACTGCAGTCCATGTCCATGAAACTGGCATATTAGTTGAGCCGTTAATTTGAGTTCCATGTGTTGAAGCCATTGTCTTTTTAATATCAGTTGCAGCGCCAGCGCCCTTATCGGGAAACAATAATTCATAGGCTGCGTAGGTACCGTTAGTAAACTTAAGCCCAGCAACAACGCGACTTTTTACATACTTAAGTGCTGCATGTTCTAGTGTTAAACTATTGTATGTATATTGTTTATGTGTTGTGCCATCAGATAATTTAATGTCATACATGCCAGCAGTTGTAGCAACATACATATATGTGCCATCAGATGTGGTGCCAAGGATTGTTTCATTACTGATAGAAGAATAATTAACAAGGGCAGTAGATGTACCAGCAGTTGTAATCTTGTACATTGCAGTGGTTTGTGTGGTGCGTGGTGCCAGGTCAGTAGCAATAAGGAAAGGAACGCCAGCGCTACTAGCACCAGTATCTATCTTGCATGCACCAGTAAAAGCCTGAACTTTAGTTGTGTTTCTAAGAAGGGTTAATTGCCCTGGAGTCCATGGGTTAACGCCATAGGATGAGTTGTAACGAAAGCGAACTTCATTATCGTTACCTTCCATTGGCTCAGTAAATTGGATGCCTTCACCATAATGAAAAGAAGATTGGCTTCGTGTCCAGTAGCCTGAACCAGCCAGGGTATGTTCACCTGGGTCACGCATCTGGTCTACACGCTGAGCACGGAACTCTGCAGTCTGTCGCTTGTATGGGGTACTGTCTGTTACTGCCATAATAAATGGCAAACCAGCAATAGCCACATCAAAGGCGTTACCGTTAAGGTCATAGTATGTAGAGAGGCGACCTGATAAATCAATTATCGTGCGCTCGGAAATATCTGGCGACTTTGATGCCACTGCTTCTCCTTATGTTTTAATAAATAATAGATGAGCAGTTTTAACCCATGCTCAGGGGTATAAATTAATTTAAGTCTGGAATTTTTGGAAACTTAACCCACTCTTGGTTTAATTCAAACCAACTCCAACCAAATCCATTAATGTCGTTTGGTCTAGGGGTAGGTGCTTCCCACTCAAGAGTAGTAGTATTTAATTTCCATGACTGGAAAGGTTTAGGTGGAAGGAATACATTGAAGGCTTCATTGTAACTTCCTCCTATTGTTGCAAAGTTTTTACGAAAACTTTTATTGTAAGATGTTTGTCTCCAGTTATTATGTCCATAAAGTTCTGTTAAAAAAGTAATACCAGATGCTTCTTCATTTGCAGAATCAAGAGTATTATTATTTACAACAAGAACCTCAAGAACATTATTGTCTTTATCTAATTTAGCAAAGTGTGCCATTATGCTGTTATACTCCCGCTTCCTGTAAATGTGTAATATGTATTACCACCGCTAACTGTTCGGGTTGGAGAACCAGTAGTTGCACTAGCAGTATATGTTCCAGATACTCTTAAAATAATAACTCCAGAACCACCAGCGCCACCGTAATTACTTGTATTGGCACCATTTGCTCCACCACCACCACCGCCTGTGTTTGCGGTTCCTGCGCCTCCTGATGAAGTGGTCGTAGTTCCAGCGCCAGCACCAGCAGCAGCGCCACCGCCAAGTCCACCAGCACCTGCTGGTCTACTATTGCCTCCAGCACCGCCACCGCCTGCGTAGTAATAATTACCACCAGATAATTGACCAGTAGTAGTTGCAGCACCAATGTTATTGGTTGTTGAATCGTAATAACCAACGCCACCGTAGCCAGGTGTTCCGCTTCCGCTTGCACTACCGCTTGCCCCAGCGCCACCAGCACCACCACCGCCACCGCCAGCATCATAAGTAGCGCCATCTGTAGAACCACTGCCACCAGCATAACCTTCTACTGGAGAATAAGAACCTGCGTTACCAGCACCACCGCCAGCAGAAGAACCACCAGTTCCACCGCCACCGCCACCAGAACCGCCTGCTGTGCCTGCTTTGTTATTAGTTCCATTGCAACCACCTTGACCACCACCAGATGCGGTTATGGTTGAAAATCCACTTCCAGAAATAGATGAGTTAACTCCACTATTGCCTGTTGTGGTTGTTGATTGCGCTCCACCTGCTCCAACGGTAACAGTGTATGCAGTGCCAGGAGTCATTGTTCGAGAAGTTATTAATCTAAATCCTCCAGCACCACCACCTGCTCCACCGTTTGATGAATTTGACTGCAGTCCAGAACCACCAGAACCACCACCTGCAACAACCATAATGTCTGCTGTAATTGTAGATGGAACGGTTATAGAGTTAGTTGCAGAACTTTCTGGGCTGTCACCATTAGCGTTAGTTGTTTTAACTTTAAATGTGTAGTTAGCACCAGCGGTAAGTCCAGTAACTACAAGAGATGTGTCACTTGTGGTTGCTGCTGTGCGTGCTGTTTGAGCAGTGGTTCCATTAAGATATGGGATAACACTAATAGATGTTAGTACTTTTCCACCTGTTGCGCCAAGTGTCCAAGTTACGGTAGCACTAGCACCTGTACCTGCTGTTGCAGTACCAATAGTAGGTACTTGAGGCTTTGTTGTTGCAGTTACAGCACCAGCATTTGATGTATTAATACTTGTACCAAAATTATTTTGAGCATTAGCATAAGCAATATAAGATGTTCCTGGTACAAGACCATTTATTGCAATAGTTGTAGTTGCGCTATAACCACTAAATCCACCAACAGTTGTGTATGCATTGTACTGAGATGGTGTACCACCACCGCTTCCAGCAGCAACTACAACAGTAAGTGAACCATTAGAAGTATAATCATTAGTGCCAACATCTGTTACAGAAACAATAGAAGGAGTTGTTGGAGGAGCAGAACATGCAACCCACGATGTGCCATCCCAGATTTCAAGGATGCTTAAAGTACCGTTGTAATAAGTATCACCAATAACAGGACCTGATGGACGAGCAGCAGTGTTACCTGATGGGATACCACCCTTTTGAGGAAATTGGTTAAATGCCATTATGAAATCTCCACTCCACTGATGTGGATTGACACAGCAGTTGTAGATGCAAACCCAGTAATTATCTTAGGTGTTGCGTTGGCAGGAATAACCTGCTTCATATCAAAGCCAACTACAGAGTTAGCAGGTATAGATACAGCAGGAACAATCGTTACGCCATCAAAAGCAATGGTTGCTGTTGAGGCTGATGTTGCTGCATTAGATAGCACAATGTTTGAAACAACAGTTATAGTTGTTGTTGTAGGCACTGTGTATAGTGTTGCACTTGATGTGGCTGCTGCTGTACGAGCAATAGCCTTTGTTACTGTAGCCATTAGTTACTACCTTTCTTTCTTAGAGTGCGCCCATGAGATTGAGCGTTTGATAATCTTTAATACTTCCAAAAGCACCAGATGCTGATAAAGTAATATCGCCACTGGCTGTTACTGTTCCAGTTAATGTTGGTGCTGTTAGCGTTAGACCAGCAACTGTTGAAACCGTTGTTCCAGATGGAAGAATTGTTGAACCAAGGGTAGGTGCAGAGTAAGTGCTAGATGAAGATATTGCACTCCATGCTGAGCCAGTCCATGCATACATGGTGTTGGTAGCAGAGTTCCAATATGTGGCACCAGTAATAAGAGCATTGCCTAAGTTATCTACTGTAGGAGCAGATGACTTAGAACCAAGGTAACGCTGGTCATAGTTAGTATATGTAGTAGCAGCACTTGTAGCAGAAGTAGCAGCACTTGTAGCGGATGTTGCTGCAGATGCCGCACTTGTTGATGCTGCTGTCTGTGAAGTCAAAGCAGAAGCAGCGCTTGTTGCAGCAGCAGTTTGTGATGTTAATGCAGATGATGCTGAAGTAGCAGCCGAAGTAGCAGATGTTGCTGCTGCAGTTGCACTTGTTGCTGCGCTTGTTGCACTTGTAGCAGCAGCCGTTGCACTTGCTGCTGCAGCAGTTTGAGATGCAGATGCAGATGTAGCCGAAGTTGCTGCGCTTGTAGCGCTAGTTGCAGCAGCAGCAGCAGATGCTGATGCTGTAGTTGAATACCCAGCAATAGTTGCAACTGAATTAGCAGCAGAAGTAGCACTGGCAGCAGCAGAAGTTGCTGATGTTGCTGCAGATGTAGCAGAAGTTGCAGCAGCAGTGGCTGATGCAGCAGCGCTAGTAGCACTGGTAGCAGCAGCGGTTTGAGATGTAAGAGCAGAGGCTGCACTTGTGGCTGCAGCAGTTACGCTTGCGCCCATTGTGCTTGCAGAAGTAGCAGCACTAGCAGCAGAGGTAGCAGCAGCCGTTGCAGATGCTGCAGCAGATGTTGCACTGGTAGCAGCAGCAGAAGCAGAAGAAGCAGCAGTCGCTGCAGAAGCAGCAGCAGCGGTTGCAGATGCTGCAGCACTGGTGGCGCTAGTAGCAGCAGCGGTTGCACTTGCTGCAGCAGATGTTGCAGAAGTAGCAGCGCTTGTTGCTGATGTAGCAGCAGCGGTTTGGCTTGCAGTCTGTAAAACAAGGATTGCATCTACATAAGATTTAGGTGTAGCAGATGATGTAGACATGCCAGCAGATGAAAGACCAGTGATAACTGGGCTACCTGAAATAGTAGGGCTAGTAATGGTTGGGCTTGCAAAGGTAGCAGCACTAGCAGTAAATGAACCAGTAAAAGTACCAGCGCTATAAGTTTTATTAGTAAGGGTTTGAGCCTTGGCTGTACCAACTATGTCACCTTCACCAGTGGCAATACCGTGAACATGTGTATCTACACCTGAAAGGATTGCTGAATCTGTATCATAACCACGAGCAGAGATGTGAGTCTGTAGTTCCTTAAACTCACGAGCAGATACGCCGTGGCGTACTGCGGTACCAGCAGCATGAGCAAAGGCAGTTGTGTTATCTTGTCCACGAGTAATTACAATAGTAGTAGATGAACCCGATGTAACCGTTACTACTTCTTCTTTAGAAGTATCTGGGTCAAGAATAAGTGTGTATGGAAAAGTGGTTGGGAAACCGCTGATTGAGTTAAGAAGAACTCCAGTGGTTGTATCTCCCTGTGCTGCTGCTGCGATAGATGCAAGTAGTTTTGTTTCAATCGCTGTTGCGGAGTAGTTCCGCTTTCTAGTACCTGGGTCGCCTGCTGCCATGGTTTACCTGCTATCTCTGGTAGTGTGAACGAATTGGGAATTGACGGCGTTGGTTCTCCGCCACTTCGTTTAAACGAGTGTTGTAAACATTGAACAAGAAGCGTGCTGCGTTTTCACCACTTCGTGCTCCACGCTGATTGTCAAGAACATCTGCTTCTGCAGATAGTGCACCCAAGCGTGATGGGTCAAGAAAGGAAATCATACGGAAGGCAGCGCCATAAACAACTACATCTTCTGAGTAATCAGGCATGCCAGTTACTGTTGAGTATTCTTGGCTTGTTGCTGTTGTTAAATCAAATATAGTTGGGCGTTGTGAGTAAGCCACATTGACGGTACGCCCTGGCACTACTGCTGAGTAGATACCCAATGAGTGTCCAAAGTTTGTGCCATCGCCAAAGGCTGTTGGGTTTGCTGTTCTATCTAACTGCCAAGCACGAACTGGTAGCCACTCTTTGGTTGGTCCAATAACTTGGTGTGATACTGCAAGAATATTTTGTACGGCATCTGGAATATCGTAAGTTGTGCGAGCAGCAATAAAAGAGAATTGATACTGACCAACGGCAAAGACTGATGGATACATTGCATTGATAGTGTCATTGATAGCACGCTTAATCTCATAGCGTGGGAATAGTGGGGCAACCAATACTTTGGCTGAGTTGCTATGTGTAGCAGCAACTGTGCCACGCTGCCCACGACCCCAAGGTGCGATGGTTAGGGTGTTATCAATGTTGTTTGTTGAATTGACATACATAATTTCATCATCAATTTGAATAAAGCCACGGCTTACAACATTAGCATCATTAACTGAAATGCTTGTAGTTGTTGTGCTTGTTACAGCAGCAGTTAGCCATGTAGTTGATTCCATGTTTAAACTGTATCCATGCAATAGTGTATCTACACGGTCAGTAATCTGTTCAAGAGTAGCCATTAGAGATTGATGCTCCTTAACGCTGATACGGCAGACTTGCCAGTTGTTCCAGCAATCTCATTACACACTGCGTTTAAATCTTTAAAGTTATCTCTAGTGCGAGTAGAACTAGCCTTGTAATTAAGCGCAGCCAACAAACCTAGATTGGTAGTTCCAGCCCATTTGTTTGCTGCCCCTACTTCTTCTAGAAAAGCAGTGCGTGCTGGGTATGTGCCAGCATTAGCAAGCCGATTTAATTCAGCAACAAATGTTGAACCATCATAACCTGTAGCCATAGTTACTTGCCTTTCTTCTGTGCTGCTCTCATGTTGTCCACAAGATTAGGATATTTTCTGCTAGCCTTTTTAGCAGCAGCCTTGGCTGATGCTTTAGCAGCAGGTGAAAGAGGTGTAGATTTTTTATTAGGATTTGGTTTATCCCATACTTCTTTTTTAGCCATTACCATTTAACCTTATCTGCCCAATACGCTGCGCTCATTTTGCCTTTGGCAATGTTTGCTGCATGGCGAGCCTTAAATGATTTTTGTCTTGCCGTTGGCGTATGGTCGCCAGTAACACCCTGTTGACCAAAGCGAATAGTTTTAACCTGGTCACCAGATTTTGCTACAACTACATGTGATTTTGTTGGGTGGCTAGGTGTACGCTTAGGCTTATTAAAACCTGACACTCCTGCTCGCTTTAGTCTTGGGTCTGTCATTTACTTGCCTTTCTTGGCTGGCAATACTTTCTTTAGATTTGGATTTGCTTTCTTAGCAGCAGGGCTTGCCTTGCGTGCTCCCGCAGCAAGAATCGCTCCCGCATTTTTCATTGGGATTCCTTGCTTCTTTGCAATCGCAGACTGTGCTGCTGCAAAGCCCATCCCTTTCTTGGCTGCCATTACTTTTCACCAAGAGTAGTCGGATTATTGACCGCAGGGGCAGGGATGCCGTAAGGGTTAATTGTTCCATAATTGTCATCTGCGTTGACGGTGTTAGTCCCACATCCACATGTTGTACACATAATTACTTGCCCTTCTTTTTCATAAGCATTGACATGCCTACTTTAGTTTCTCTAGACTTTTCAGCCTTTGATTCTCCAGTTTTCTTTTCTTTTGCCTTAATAGCCTTAGGCTCTTTCTTTTCGTACGCTGCGTACGCTGCTGCCTTTGACGGCTTTTTTGCTGCTGCCATTTGTGTTTCCCCTTTGTGTGATTACTTTGACATCTCCACCAACACTTATGCAGTAATCGGCAGAAATCTTGATTGCTCTGCGAGCAGCAAACTCTGCTGCTTTCATAGAGTTCTTACTGAACCCAGTGGCTAGTGCACCTAGTGCAAGTGAGCCACCGCTACCTACGGCATACAATCCACGGTCATCTTTAGACCAGAGGTAGTCTTGGTCTATTTCATAAATGATTCCGTTTAAACAAATAAGAGCATCAAATCCTGCTTCTTTATCTGCCGTGTCTGGCGTATAGCCATTGTCTTTCATTGCTTCACGCAGGGAAGGTAATACTTTTGTTTGCATGAATACATCTGTTGGTGTTGTCTTAATAACCTTGGGTGGTATCCAAAGAAAGTTTGCTATGTTGCCAGCAATGGCATCGCCTGAGAAGGCAAATACATAATCACCCTTGCGTACTACCTTGTCAATACTTTTTGTATAGTAAGGCTTGTCATCATAGGTAGTCATGGAATCTGCTGCTATTACCGCCCAGCCTTTTCCCTGAATACCTACGATGGCAGTCATGATTACCCCTTAAAACTATTAGTGTTTGCATCGTAGGCTTTGCCCACTTTGTTTGAATCATCTATTGCTTTTTGAACCTGCTTGGTAGAAGTACCTGCTGGTTGTATGCCTTGTTCACGAGCAGATTTGTAGAGTTTTAACTCTGCATCCCACTTCTTTCCTGACATAGCCTTATTGCCTGCTGCATCTCCTGGGGATAATTGGAGAGTGCGAGCCTTGCAACCAAAGCATGAGCAAAACTCTGAATCAATATGGTCTGGGTTTTCTTTTGTTGTGCCCCAGTCTGACCATGGTTCTGGTGAGGTGGCATCGCACTTAGTGCAGCCAAACAACTCAACTTTAAAAATCATTTGACCATCTATTAGGTCATAACCTTCTTTTACTATCTTGCCAATGTGTCCATCAACTGAGCAATTATATTGCTGTGATGTAGTCACCATAAGTTCCCCCAATAGAAGCATCTGTTAGACGAGTCTTAGTTGCTTCGTCAATAACATATTGATGTCCACCCATATAAACCTCTTGGGCTTGTAATGTTTCTGTCTGTGAAGGGAAGCGATATGAGGAGTAAGTTCCGTCAATCATCATTACTGTCACGCCACGGTGAATTGAGTAGCGGGCAAAGAGGCGGTGCCAACCTGCAGGTGTTTCTGCAACTGATGGTGTTGTGAATAAATACTGTGCCATTGTTCCTCCTTGTTGATGTAGAGAGAGGGCGAGTTGCCCCGCCCCCTCAACTACAAATTAACTATGCCTGGATTGAAGAAGAAGATTCAATACGGTACATAGCAGCCTCACGGTAACGAGCGAAGCCAAGTACGCCGTACCAACCGATTGGTCGGAAACGAAGCAAACGGTCAGTAACTGGTCCGATTACAACATTTGGCTCTTGTGCTACTGCCTCAGCAAGTGCTTGCTTACCAGCAACGATTGTGCGGTAAACAGCAGTTA